CAGAAGATACAGAAGATACAGAAGAAAAAGAAGAAAAAGCAGAAGAGGAACAAGCACTAGAAGGTGTTGAAACTTCAGGTGCACAGAAACGAATACGACAGTTAGTAAAACAAAAGAAAGAACGTGAAGAAGAAATTACTAAACTGTTGGAGCAGAACAAGCAGATGCAAGTTGCTCTGCAACAACAACAGGAAGAGTATAGGGGTGCAGTAGGCACTAACCTAGCTAATTCTGAAGCACAGATTGTTGAACGTCTTGCGGTTGCAAGGGATTCTTACAAACGTGCCATCGACAGTGGGGACTCAGATTTAATCCTCAAGGCACAAGAGTATCTCAATAATGCACAGCTAGATTCTACTAGAATACAAGATGCTAAACGGCAGTTTGAAGCCTTAACTCCTGCACAACAACAGCAGGTAGAAACACAGGCACAAGCACAGGCTGCACAAGAACCTGAGACGTACCAAGGTTACGACCTTAAAGCTTATCAGTGGGCATCTAAGAATGAGTGGTTTAATAGTGACCCCGTCTTAACTAATGCAGCATTGGCGATTGATGCTCAACTTAAAGACGAAGGCTTTGACCCACGTGAAGACGACTTTTATTTGGAAATAGATAAGAGGTTAGCTCAAACATTTCCAACTAAGTTTGACGGAGCATCTGCTCCAGTTGGACAAACCCCCCGTTCGAAGGCTACGTCACAGCCTTCTCAAGTGGTAGCTGGAGCATCGTCAGCTCCAAAAGCCTCATCAGGAAAGAAAGTTAAACTAAGTCAAGAAGACGTTAGGTTAGCACAAAAATGGGGCATTACACTTGAACAGTATGCAGCCGAAAAACTCAAGATTGAACGAGTTAATGAAGGTGAATATACTACAGTCGGTTAGACGAAAGGAAAATACATAATGGCACGAAACAATACACGTGAAAATCAGACTCGTGAACTGGAAACAAGAGAAACAGAATACGTTTATACTGAACCAAATCTTTTAGAAATACCACAGAATGTAAGCAATAGGTTTGCAGATAGTGGATTACAACTTCGTTGGATTCGTACATCCCTAAAAGGTAAAGACGATTATACTAATGTTGGTAAACGTCTAAGTGAAGGTTGGGAATTTGTAACTCTTGAGGAAGTACCCGAACTAGCACATACCTCTATGATTCAAGAAGAGGGACGTTATAAGGGTACTGTATGTCGTGGAGATTTGGCACTTGCAAAAATGCCAATCGGACGGGCCAATGCACGACAAAAATATTTCGAAAATGCAAGTGCAGAAATGGTACATGCTGTTAACTCCCAATTGGAGAATGCAAGTGACCGTCGTATGCCAATTCGAAATTCAAGTAAAACAAACGTAACCAAGGGACGTGCACCTAGTTTCGACTAGATACTGTACAACTTACTTCCTTGGTTAAATCTTAAACTTTTTTGAAGGAGACTTAAAATGACTCAGACTCTAATTACTGGAATCACTCCTTCCCGTATTCGTGGCAATCAACCAAACAGCAACGGTTTAACTTCTTATCCTGTTGCTTCTGGTGCAGGTGCAATGTACACAGGTACACCAGTTCGGTTATCAGGTGGTTCATTGGTTCCACTTGTCACTTCTACTGAGATGCCAATTGGTACTTTCCAAGGTTGTAGTTATGTAGAAAACGGGGAGCAAAAATTTAAAGCTTATTATTCAGGTGTATCAGCAACGAATATCGTTGGTCTTGTGAATGATAACCCACAACAAACATACATCATCAGCTCAGACACAACTGTAGCTGCAGGTATTGTAGGTAAAAACGTAGCAGCTACTAACATTGCTGCTGGTTCAACCTTCACAGGTCGTTCGACTATTACGGCTCTGACAACTGCAGGTAGTGTTGGTACTTCTGCTGCTGGTCTGTTCCGTGTCATCGGTGTTGTAGACGAACCAGGGAATGCCGTAGGTGATCCTTACACACGTCTGGAAGTACAGATGGGAACAACAAATCAACAAAACTTCATTAACGTATTGGTTTCTACACCAGTTACGGTAACTAACTAAGGGAGATAATTAACAATGGCTATTAATAGAGCAAGTATATCTAAAGAGCTTCTCCCTGGCCTCAATGCCGTCTTCGGTCTTGAGTATGGAGAAGTTGACAACGAACATGCACCACTATTTGCAACAGAGAATAGTGATCGTGCTTTTGAAGAAGAAGTTCTTTTCACAGGCTTTGGTTCTGCACCTGTAAAGGGTGAAGGAGCAGCCGTTTCTTATGATGATGCACAAGAAAGCTACACAGCTCGTTACACACACGAAACTGTAGCTCTTGGTTTTGCTATCACAGAAGAAGCAATGGAAGACAATCTATATGACACTTTTGCTAAACTACGTGCCAAAGGCTTGGCTCGTGCAATGGCAAACACAAAGCAAGTTAAAGCTGCTGATGTATTCAACAACGGCTTTAGCACATCATATGCAGGTGGTGACGGAGCAGCTTTCTTTTCTGCCTCACACCCTACAATTGGTGACGGAAACCAAAGCAACCTATTCTCGGCTGCTGACCTTTCTGAAGCTTCGTTGGAAGCTGGCTTGATTGTAATCAACAAACAAAAAGATGACCGTGGTATCCTAACGGGTACGAAAGCTGTAAGCTTGCACATCCCATCTGACCTAGTGTTTGTTGCTGACCAAATCTTGAACAGCACATTGTCAACCACTATTGCAGTCAACCCAGGTACTGCAACGAATGGTGCAACAAACGTAAACGACATTAACTCAATTCGTAACCAAGGCTTGTTGCCTAAAGGTTACTTTGTTAACCGTCGTTTCACCGATACGAATGCTTGGTTCCTAAAAACCGATTGTCCGAATGGTGCAAAAATGTTTGTACGTTCACCACTCCAAACTAAAATGGAGCCAGACTTTGACACAGGTAACCTACGTTTCAAAGCACGTGAACGGTATAGCTTCGGTTTCTCCGATTGGAGAGGCTTCTACGGGAATGCTGGTGCATAAGTAGTACTAGTTTATTCGTAAACTTTAAAGGGTGTGGGAGTTGTATCCTACACCCTTTTTTAGTATAATATACCCAACGATGTTTTTAATAGGAGAAATATATGTCTAACGTAAGAGTTTCATACATGGCAACGGCTGCTACAGCCACTGACCTAACTACAGGATCTATCCTAAAGGACACACGTATTCGTGGTATTTATGCTACTGGTATTGGTGTGTTTGCTTTAGTTGGTACTTCAACTGATCCATTTGGTCAGGTTACTGGTAATAAAGTAAAGTTTGCTAACACAACTGCCAACGATGCTACTGAACAATTCTTTAATGATAATCTAGGTATTCGTATGTCAGGTACTGTTAAAGTTTCTGCTTTACCTAGTGGTGGGACAATGACAATTTATTATGGCTAATTATACTTACCTAGTTAATGACATCATACGAACTACAGAGAATGATAGCTCTGAGTTTGCAACAGCTATACCTGACTTTGTTAATCGTGCTGAGGAACGACTGACCAAAGATTTGGATGACTATGGCTTGGTACAGACTACTGCAGTTGCACTGTCTGCTACAACGAATGTATTTGTATTACCTGTTGGAACACGTATTATTAAGAATCTCTTTATTGAAGACAGTGGAACTAAGATAAACTTATTACAACGTACCGATGAATTTATAAATGATTACTGGCCTGTAAGTGCCTCAACTGGAACCCCAAAGTATTATGCTAGAAAAACAAACACGAACCTTTTGTTTGCTCCTACTGCAAGTGCTACTTATAGTGGGGAACTTGTATACACAGCTAGACCTGAAGCTTTAAGTAGTGCTTCACAAACAAACTACTTTAGTGACTTTTGTTATGATGCTTTATTTTATGCCTCAATGATTGAAGCCACAAACTTTATGAAGAACTTCTCTGTTACCCAAGTTTATCAACAACAATATGATAGAGCTTTGCAGGGTCTTCAAAACCAAGCTCGACGTACACGTCGTGATGACATGCAACTTAATGCTTCTCCTGCTGGAGGAGACAACACAATTAACGGAGGATCGTAATATGGCTCGTTCAGATACACGTAAAGCTACATCAACACGAAAGAAAAGGAATGTAGCAGAAACACTAAAAGATTTAATGAAAAAACCTGAGTATAAAACTACACGGGAACGTAAAGGACCACGAGGAAATACTATTACTGATTATACGGTAGATGGTAAGCCTATGACTCGTCGTCGTGTTACAGGTGTAGGTGTGATGGATTCCCCTCGTAAAATGGCTGACAAACCTCTTGGACCTCCAAAGAAACCTACAGGACTAGATGCAGTAACAAAAAAACAAAGCCCTACCGATGTTATGAGAGCATCTGGACGTGGTAAGGAAGGTGTTGCTTTTCCTAAAACTAAAGATACAACTAGTAAAAAAGGTATGTCAGAATTTGGTAAAGCTTTTGCTGCAGCACGTAAAGCTGGTAAGAAACAATTTATGTTTAAAGGTGAGCCTTATCACACACGTACCAAAGAAGAAGAAGCTGCACGTAAAGCTAAGTCTACATCTAAAATGTACGGTGGCAAAATGGTTAAGAAAAAAGAAGGTGGTTCAACGGGAAGTAAGTCTAAAAACGAACCAAGTGAAATGGTTAAGAAAAAAATAGACAGCTTTTATAGTGGAATGGTTAAGAAAAAATCAATGTCTACAAGAAAGGCAAAACCACTTGCAGAAGGTAGTTCAGTGGGAAGTAAGTCTAAAAGTAGTAAGCCTAAAAGTAGTAAGCCTAAAGGTGTGGGCTGTGCTACCAGTGGTTACGGTAAAGCACTGGGAGGTAGATAATATGCCATCTAAACGTGATAAGGAGTTATTTGATAAAGCCTTTGAAAAAAGAGATAAAAGATTATATCCTCTTACTGTAGAAGAAATTGCACAAAGAAACTCTAAGATAGAAGCTGCTGAAAAAAAAGAACGAATGAAAAAGGCTAAAGAGTATTTAGATAGTCTTCCTCCTAACACTAGAAAAAAAGCTGGTGGTAGGCTAGGCACTAAAGCTCTTATGGAAGGTGGCAAGGTAGGTCGTCAAGTTAAAGGTTTTGGTAAGGCTCGTCAAGTTAAAAAAGAAGTTGACACTGGCCCTAATAACATTGTACTACGTTATAAAGAAGGTGGTACTGTAAAGGGAAAAATGTAATATGCCTTTTGGTAAATACTCTCCTAAACAAAAGAAGTTAGCACGTGTTGCGGAACCACGTGATAAGATTACTAAGGCTGACTTTAATAAACTAGGCAAGGGAGTTTCCCTAGCTGGTGGTGGTAAGATTGTTTATAAACAAAAAGGAAGTAAAGTAAATGAGGCTGGGAATTACACGAAGCCCACCATGCGGAAGAACCTCTTTAATAAAATTAAAGCAGGAACAAAAGGTGGTTCAGCAGGTCAGTGGTCTGCAAGAAAGGCACAACTACTTGCATCGGAATACAAGAAAAAAGGTGGAGGCTATACGTAATGACATTAGCAAAGTCTCAGAAGTCTCTAAAAGCCTGGACAAAGCAGAAATGGAAAACTAAGAGTGGCAAGAAGTCATCGGAAACAGGGGAAAGGTACTTACCAAAAAAAGCTATTGAGGCACTCACCCCGTCAGAATATGCAGCTACTACGGCAGCAAAAAGAAAAGGAACTAAACAAGGAAAACAGTTTGTTAAGCAACCTAAATCTATAGCTAAGAAAGTTAAACCATACAGAGATAAAGGAGTTACAAGTGTCTCTAACAGAAGCACAAAAAAACCGACTAAAAAAAGTAGGACTAACAAGTCTAAATACGCCTAAACGTACACCTAATCATCCAACTAAGAAAGCTGTTGTAGCCGTTAAGGATGGAGAGAAGGTAAAGGTTATTAGATTTGGTGCTCAAAGTATGGGGCACAACTATAGTCCTGAAGCACGTAAAAGTTTTAAGGCAAGACATGGTAAGAATATAGCCAAAGGTAAGACATCTGCTGCATACTGGGCAGATAAAGTATTTTGGGCAGGTTCAGGTGGAAGTAAGAAGGCTCCACCTAAGTCTCAAAAGCAAAAGTTTGGGTTGGGTAAAAAGAAATAATGAGTTATAATAGAGAGAGGAACATAACTTATGGAACCAATATCTACTGCATTAGCAGGGATAGCACTGGTTAAACAATCTGTTGAATTTATTAAGACACACATCGAGACAGTTAAAGACATAGGAGAAATTTCAGGGGCAATAGATGGCCTACTAAATGGGGAGCAGCAAGTACAGAAGGACAGATTTTCTAGTGGAAGTGTCATGTCCCAACATAAGTCAGCAGCTAATTCAGTTATAGATGCTAAACTAGCTGCAGAACAAATGGCTGAAATACGAAACCTTGTTAACCTTCGATTTGGTTCTAGTACATGGCAAGAGATACTTAACGAACGTGCTAGAAGATTACAGGAAGAAAAGGAAGCAGAAGCAGAACGTAGACGATTAGCTAAGATAAAAGCTGAAGAAGTACAACAGGCAATGCTAATAGGTGTCATTGCTGTTTCAGTTGTAGGTTTAATTATAGCTTCGATATTTGGAATAGTGAGCATACAATAATGGTAAGTAGAGCATCAGTTGGGAAGCAGGTTAGCAAACCAGGCATGAAAGGTAGGGGATCTATTAAACGTAATAAGTTAATTGGCTACGATAATCCAAGAGGTTCTAGTCAAAGAGCTACACTTGCTTCCCGAAAGAAAAGGGCACGTAGGCCGTGATTGACGTATACTTTTGGTTAAAGCCTCGTAAGAAAAAATACAAGATAATATTTTAAAGGAATTAAATTATGGCTACATCTGGAACATATAACTTCTCCATGGACATTGATGAAATTATTCAAGAAGCTATGGAGATGATCGGTGGTGAAGCCACACTAGGTGAAGAGGGTAAGTCAGCCCGTCGATCAATTAACTTATTACTACAGGACTGGCAAAACCGTGGCATTCAGCTATGGACTATTTCTACTACTGCTGTTACCGTAACTACTAGTGTTACTAGTTATACATTGGGTTCTGAGAACATTGATGTATTAGAAGCTGTAGTTAAACGTAATGGTATTGATCTACAACTACAACGAATTAGTATGGAGGAATATCTAAAGGTTCCTCGTAAGGGGCAGACAGGTCGTCCTACTCAGTATGCTGTACGTCGTGAACGTGACCAATCTGTTGTGTATCTATGGCCTATCCCTGAGAACAGCACAGATTCAATTACCTTTGAAACTGTTAAATACTTCCAAGACGTGACAAGGTCTGCCCAAACAGCAGACATCTCCCGTCGTTTCCTTCCTTGTTTAACTGCTGGTACTGCATACTTCATGTCAATGAAACGACCTGGAGTAGAGGCAGGACGTATCCAAATGATTAAACAAGAGTATGAGGAACGACTGCTACGTGCTCAGGAAGAAGATAAAGAACGTGCTAACTTGTTAATACGTCCTAGATTGAACTATGTGTAATGGCAAATAGAGCATTAGGACTTTGTGATATTTGTGGTTTCCGTTACAGGCTTCGTGAATTAAAAATGAACAGCTACGGAATGATGGTATGCCCTATGGACTTTGAGGCAAACTTTGATTTAGTTAACCACCCACAGAATAGAATTGCTAATGTTTCAGACGACGAGAATATTCAAGATGCTAGACCACTAAGACCTATACTTGTATCTGCAGTACCTGTGTCTTCTTGGCTACCACCGTTATAGGGATTTAGATGGCTAGAGGTAAACACGTAAGAGCAGAGTGTGACATATGTGGTTTTGCATATAGACGTACTTTATTACGTAAGAACAGTTTTGATTTGTGGGTCTGTCCTAATGATTGGGATGGGTCATATGATAGAGTAAATCATGCACAGAACAAAACTCCTAACCTTAGAGATAATAGTCAATACTTAATGAATGCACGACCTGATCCTAATATTGATAGGAACATTAAGTGGGAAGATGCAACAGAAGTTTACACTACTATATATCAGTGGGAACTTGTAGATAAGAAATGGAGTACTGTTTAAATGGGTGACTTAACAGGCAAGTTAATTGCTAACACATATAAGGATCTTTTACAGATAGCCTCAAGTGCCACTAACGAAGGATTAGACGGTACACTACGTGCTATTCAGGATGGCTCAGGAAACAACTCCTCATTAAAAATATCAGAAACTTCGGCAGCCTTTACTGGTAATGTTAGCATTGCTGGTAGTCTTAATATTGGTAATGCCTTTACTGTTGGTTCTATTGAGACAGCACTAATAAGTGCAACCACTATCAGAGGCTCTACTGTTTCTGTTACTAATATTACAACTGATACCCTTACGGCTGAGACACTAACATTTCAAGATGTAAGTGTAAGTAGTTTACGTACTGGTAATCTAACGGTTACTAATAATGTAACTGCAACTGCTTACTATGGTAACGGAAATAATTTAACTGTTAGTGGTGTTCCATTAGAAACTAGAATTGAAGCTGTCTCAGCTCTTACCGTAGTTAACCAAACTAACATTGTAGCTAATACTTCTCTTATTGCAATTAATCAAACTAGTATTAGTGCTAATGCTTCCGCAGTAGTAGCTTTATCTGCTACACTAGAAACTAGAATTGCATCAGTGTCAGCACTAACTGCTATTAATAAAACTAGCATTACAGCCAATGCTTCAGCAGTTGTGGCTTTATCTGCTACACTAGAAACACGTATAGCTTCTGTATCAACTCTTACTGCTATTAATAAAAGTAGCATTACAGCTAACACCTCTGCTGTAGTAGCTCTGTCTGCTACATTAGAAACTCGCATAGCTTCTGTGTCAGCTCTTACTGCAGTAAATAAAACTAGTATAACAGCCAATGCTTCCGCAGTAGTAGCTTTATCTGCTACATTAGAAACTCGTATAGCTGCGGTATCTGTGCTTACTGCTACTAACAAAACAAGTATTACTGCTAATGCTTCTGCTGTGGTAGCTCTTTCTGCTACACTAGAAAGTAGAATTGCAGCTTTGTCAGCTACCGTTGTTACTAGCATTACAGCTAATGCTTCAGCAATTGTAGCTCTATCTGCTACACTAGAAAATAGGATTGAAGTTTTATCAGCTACCATTGCTGAACTCCCTACAGATACACGTATTGCTGCTGTATCAGCTCTTACCGTAGTCAATAAAACTAGTATTGCAGCTAATGCCTCTGCCGTAGTAGCCTTATCAGCTACCTTAGAAACTCGCATAGCTGCAGTATCTGTTCTTACTGCTACCAATAAAACTAGTATTGTAGCTAATGCCTCTACCATTGTTGCTCTATCTGCTACACTAGAAAGCAGGATTGCAGCTTTGTCAGCTACTGTTGC